CCCGACTCCCCGACAGGCCAAGTCTCCGCATACCCATACCCCGTACCAGTAGTCACTATAGGATCATGTAACCCCACAAAGGGATACTCCTCCCTAGCTCTTCTAAGCAAATTTGTCGTGTAAGGGTTAGCGTCAGAGACACCAAGCTGATTCACAACATCTGTAGGGGCTAGTGCATTAGGCATAGGGCGATCTTAATATAAAAAAATTAAAAATTGTGTGCGGATGCACCGTTCCTGTGACCTTTCCTCGCGGGACCCACCCCCCCCTCGCGTTTTGGATGGACGGTGGCATGGTGCGCTTGGGGCATTTGTCCACAGTGCCAATGCCTAGTTGTCCACAGATTGCATGGTTTGCCCGTTGGTTATGCACATTCATGCTTACAAACATGTGCATAACCCATAAATAACTTTACATAATGAACATAGTGTAAAGCAGTCATATCCTTTAGTTCTCGTTCTTTGCCTCGATGTCAGTAACATTGCCTCTGTCGTACGACACACGCGCTTGCGCTTCGTTGATCGCATCAATTACGCTGATTCTTTGGTCAACAACGCTGACATCGATGCGATCACCATAGGTTCTTGGCTTGAGTTTGCTGGCCACCCATTTACGCGCATCGACTTGCAAACGCTTCTGCTGCACCCATGCGTTTAAGGAAGGTCCTTCTAAGCCATCTGGTGGGTCTGCATCAGCCAGCTCAATGATCTCGTCTGCTAGGCGGTCTGCGCGGTCTTGCACAGCCTTGTCGTAAGCCACGCGCAGTTCTTCGTTGTTGCGAAGCATTCGGTTAAAGGTTGTCCAAGGCGGCATGCCAGGTTCGCGCAGCACTGTCGATAAACTCTTACCTGCCGACATACGCAACACTACTTCGCCCCAGATCGGGCTGTCTTCTGGCCAATCGGGTGGTCTACCAACTGATCGTTTTACGGCATTTTCTGCTATTTTTTGCATTTTTTCCTCGTGCGCGTGCGTATCTATGCCACTTTTCGAACGAAAAGCGCCCAACCCCAACTTCCAACCCTCAAACCAAAAAAACAGGGTACTTGCAACGCTTTCCCCTCAAGGTTGGCAACTGCTTTGCCTTGTTTCATCCTATCACCTCTATTTCCACGGCGTAGACCTTAACCCCACCAGAGCGCTGGCAATACTGCCAATCCAGCTCTTTGTGGCCATCATCTACACCAAGCCAATCAGCGACACCATCTCTAGTTGCCTTGAACGCTGACTGGAGGTTATCGCCATCCAACGGTCTTGGCGCAATTCTAGTCAACACCAAGGTGATTGGCAACGATGGTGGTGTGGCAACACTCGCCAAGGCATTAAACGCTTTTGACCTTTGGCTTTTTGCCAGTCTTGCTTTAACTGCCCAATGCATCCTCAAATTTGCCACGGACACAATTTTCATATCAATTTTCACTTCAATCACATTTCCCCCCAAATCCTTCCTTGATCATCCGATCTGCCTTCCATCCGATCCTTCCTGTGTCTATAGACACAGGAGGAAGGATTCGGATGATTGGAGTGGCAGAAGGCGGATGGTTTCGGATGACTTCGGATGATTCGGATGCTAATTTCGGATGCATCCTATTTCATCCGATTCGGATACTTTCGGATGGTTTCGGATGGCTTTTATACCCACCTTCAACCTCCAAAACCATCTCTTTGGCGATCATGCTTTTGACCACTTCCCAGAACCGATTGTTCTTAACGCCATGCTCTTTGGCGCTCTCTCGCCACTCGTCGTAGTTCACTGGTCTTGCTTGTTGATTCTGGTGCAGGCTGACTTCCAGCATAACTAGGCATTCCATGACCTGCTTCTGGTTTGGTGAAAGATAGGTCTTCTTTTGCACCTGGCTGACTAGGCCGCTAATGTCTACTGCTGTTAGGTACGCGCCTTTGACTGGTAGGTTGTGCTTGTTCAGGATTGGTAAATCGACTTGGGTGATTTGAAAGTTCTTAGGTGCTGGCATCTCAGCATCTTTCATCTTCTTGGACTCGAATGCTATGGTTTTGGAGCCTGAGTCAAGCGCTACCTTGTACTCTGCGTCCAATGCCCCGCGCAGGGCTGTGGAGCCTCTTGAACGGTCTTTGTCCATTGCGCCTGAGTGGTGAACCACCATGACGCAACAATTCCACGGTTGACGCAGATAGGTATCCAAGTGCTGGATAAACGCATTCATGTCCTGTGTGCTGTTCTCGTCACCGCCCATATTCCTAGCTACGGTGTCGATGATGATCATGGATGGGATTGTTTTGGCTTCTATTGAGAGCTGCTTGACAGACTCAGCCACGATTGCTGCTTCGGTGCTGTCATACAGCTGCGCCGCACGATGGCTTTTATATAACGGTGCGCCCTTCAAGCTGATGCCGTTGCCCAGTTCCCATGCCTTGAACCGCCTAGCAAGACCGTTATGTCCTTCGCCTGCAATATAAAACACCGCACCCTGCTTGACTTGGTGGCCATGCCATGCGTTGCCTGTGGCGATACAGCAGGCGATGTCGATTGACACGAATGACTTGCCCCCGCCTGGATCGCCAAACACCTGCGCCAGTGAATCCGACTCAATGTAATCATCCACCACCCACTTGATCTCTGTTAACTCCAAGCTATCTGCGCGAGAAAACTCAAACGCCAGCTTGTCTTTGATCGGTCCCGCTACGCGCTCAATCTGGTCTTTTACCGCCTCAATTCCTTGTAAGACATGGAGATCGTTGAAGTCTGTGGGTTTGGATGACAAGTCAGACTCCGAAAAGTTTGGATAAACAATCTCGCCAAATACCAATTGGGCTGCTGCCCTGCCCTTGGTCACGCCAGGGTTGCCCTCGGTGAACTGGTCATTGTCCGCGCCAATCACGATCTTCGCGCCTGGGAACATCTCTTTGGCGCTCTTTGCAACCTTGGCCAAGTTTCCACAATCAAACGCCACCAAGACGGTGTAACCCGTTGCCTCATGGATGCTGGCGCAAGTGGCAAACCCCTCGCCAACAAAAACAACCTTGCGGTTACCTCTCAACTCATAGAAACCGCCCTCGATCTTGCCGCCCTTTAGAAATCTTTTATTGCCCTCTGCATCAATGGTCTGATAAGACAGAATTTCCCCTTGGGCATCGATTACAGGCACCACCAAGCGCCCTGCACGATCAATCTTGACACCATGCGCCTCAATGCGCTTACGCACAAGGTAGGGATGGTCTGCGCTGGCGTCCGCATAGGTGCTAACTTCATCTTCAGCTTTTTCTGCTGCCTGCGCTTGGGATGCCAATCGATCAGCTTCACGCTTGGCCTTAAATTCACCCACCCACTTGTCATGCTCTAGGCGCTCAGTAAACGACATCGATCTACCAATGTCAGCCATCCACTTTGACTCAAACGTTGGTTCTTTCCAGCACCCTGCAACACCCACAGGAATCTTTCCACTAGTGTGCAAGATGTACCAACCATCAAGCGATCCCTTCTTGCTAGAGATATGAGGCACACGGTGAATTTCACCATCAGCGATTAAGTCCTTGACCACCAAGCCAGATGCCTCACAGTGACGGCGAAAGCCCTCAGTAGGATCAACTAAGTCAGTCGATGCTGTAGCAGCCGCAAAACCATTGGGAAATATTGTTGTTAGGCTGCTCATATAGATGCCTCCACCAGTTCAGGCCAAATAGCCTGCCAACTACCCTGACACAGCATCTTTCTGGTGATCTTGCCCCCAGACTCCTGCTCTATCCTGACCGCCTCCCACGCAGACATCTCTCTGCGCCCCGTAAGGCATTGGTATAGGTACTGCTCTGACATGCCGACTTTTTCTGCCAGTTCTCGGCGCAAATCTGGTGTTATAGGTGTGTTCATAGGACGGTGAGTCTAGCAGATTGCTATGCTTTGGATTTGTAGGTGAAAACCCTATTAGGGATACCGATAACAATTATTTTCAATTATTTCTATCAAACCGCTAGAAACCTCTAGTTTTTTGCTAGAATTCTGGTCATGGGCAGGGAAATAGGTTCTCTGCACATCACGCCGAAAGGCCAACACTAAGGAAACAAAATGAACGCAACTTACACAGCATATGCAGCATCTGATCTTTATCAAGCAGGTTACTCTTGTGACGGTCACCCATTTATTGCAGAAAAATATTATGTTCTTATTGAAAACGCAGCTGGCCGCCGTTTTCGTCACGAGAAATCTTTCGCAGGAGTTGAAATAGTTGAATGCGAAGAAACTGGCGAAACTAACTTTGTTGATATTCGTGAAGACGCAAAAACTATTGTTGACGATTTAGTTTCTAAAGTTAATGTGGCTTTGGCATTAGGTAAGTCTTTAACTTCTTCTTGCTGGTTTGAAGTCGATCCAGTTTATGGTTCTGATTCTTATATCGATCAAGGCACAGAAGCTAAACGTGCATTTGCAGATAAGGCCGCAGCTTAATCACCCACGGGGCTACGGCCCCCATTTAAAAAAGGAAATCACATGAAACACGACAAATACACTGAAAACGCCATTGACGGCCCCTACACCACAAGACCATCACGCGCAGACAAAGTTCTTTTTTGGTTGTCTGGCTTCTGCGCAGGCTTTATCTTTGCTATTTTGGTAATGGGGAAATAAATGAAAATGATTACATACACCATACTTTGTTGGGCAGCGTTGGTGACTGCTGGTTGTTCTACCTTGGGTGGCACTCCCAAACCACCAGATCAAGAACTAATCGTTGATGCCAAGGTTCAGCAAATGGCGCGTAACGAAGTTATAGACGCTGTTAAACAATGCGAAACCTCTGGTCTTCGTGCTATCCCAATCTATGCCAAACGCAGGATTGGTGGCTACACAGTTGAAACCATTGTCGAGGTCACCTGTGGTCCTCGCTACTCTTATTATTGAGTAGACCCATGAATCCCACCTGCCCACCTGAACTCTACGAATTCATAGCTGATTGCGAAGGTGTTGAGTTGACCTGCCATCTGGAATATGAGCCAGAAGAGATTGGATCAACCGACTCCGAAGGCTTACGCAATGAGCCTGACTACGCAGAAACTATGAATCTTGTCCACGCTTACATCAACGGTGTTGACATAGCCCACCTGCTTATGCAGTCCCTCGTAGATCACATCTGCGAATCAGCCCTTGAATACCTTGGAGAACAACAACATGATTGCTAACCTAATCGCCGAACTTCGCAAAGCCAAAGCCTTGGAAGAAAAAGCCAAGAATGACCGACTTGATGTTGAGAACAAAATCTTGGCGTTGTACGCCAAGCCTGTCTCAAACGAAGGCACACACAATGACGAAGAGTTCAGCATCACTTGGAAGCTGACCCGTTCAGTTGATACCGAGAAGCTGTCTGCCGTGTTTGACCAGCTCGGTGCCAATGTCCAGAAGGCTTTCCGTTGGAAGCCAGAAGTCGATCTCAAGCAGTTGCGAGGTTTGCAAGAGTTGGACGAACCTTCCTACATTAAGGCAGCCGAATTTATCACTAGCAAACCAGCAAAACCATCAGTAACTTTGAAAGACTAAAAAATGTTTGACCTTAAATCCATATCCAAGACTCGCCGAGTCCGCGCCCCCAAGATCGTTGTTGTTGGCCAAGGCAAGATCGGCAAGACCACCTTTGCTGCTATGGCACCCAACGCCATTGGCATCTTGACCGAAGACGGCGCTGACGCTGTGGACGCTAATGCATTTCCGTTGGCTAGTAGCTTGGCCGAGGTCTATGCAGCCATTGAAACCTTGATCAGTTCTGACCATGACTTTAAGACCCTGTTTATTGACTCGCTTGACTGGCTAGAGCCGATGGTGCAAGAACATGTTTGCAAGGCCAATGGCTGGAAGAACATAGAAGCACCAGGCTTTGGCAAGGGCTACGTTGCCGCTGCCGAAGAGTGGCGCAACCTGCTATCTGGCTTGGAAGTCTTACGCGCCACCAAGGGTATGGGCATCATCTTGATTGCCCACGACAAGATCAAACGAGTCGAAGACCCACTGACCGAGGGCTATGACAGCCATGTCTTAAAACTCCACGACAAGGCCGCTGGTCTGGTTCAGGAATGGGCAGACATCATTGGCTATGCAGGCTACAGAATCTTTACTAGCAAGACAGACGCAGGGTTTTCTAAGAAGGAAACCAAGGCCACCACCACGGGTGAACGCATCTTGCACGTTGAACCACATCCAGCTCACTGCGGTGGTAACCGCTTTGGCTTAACCAATATGCCGCTTGACTGGGCGGCATTCCAAGACGCACTTACCAAAGCGCAGTCTTGATCTTTCAGTCCGTAACTTTAACTTTAGGAATCTAAAAAAATGGCTAACTTTTCTTTTGACGCATCGCAAGTTGCACCACAGGCTTCATCAAGCCCAATCCCCGCAGGCACCTATCTGGCGCATGTCACCGAGTCCGATGTCGCACTCTTGAAGTCTGGCAATGGCACAGGCTTAAAGATGACATTTGAGATCATTGACGGTCAGCACAAAGGCCGCCGTGTGTGGGAGAACTTGAACATCCAGCACAGCAACGAAGAGACCCAGCGCATCGCGCAGTCCCAGTTGAGCGCCCTATGCCACGCTGTCAATGTGATCAAGCTCGATGACACCGCGGCGTTGCACTTTAAACCCGTGAAGATCAAGGTGGTAGTGCGCGAGGCACAAGGCCAGTACCAAGCCAGCAACAACATCAAGGGCTACGAGTCTGCTGGTGGTGTTGCACCTGCTTTCACAACTGCTGCCGAAACGTCTGTCCCTATTACTTCAAAAGCCCCCGCATGGGCTAAGAAGGGCTAACTATGGCACAACTACCAAGTTCGGTAGTTGACCCTGTGGCCGATGCCATCTTTGCCCATTACAAGGCAAAGTATGGTGTTGAGCCACACCGTCCCTACCTCGGAGCCTCTGCCATTGGCAAGCCATGTCTGCGCCAGCACTGGTATTCTTTTCGCTGGTCTAAGCAGGCACAGTTCTCTGGCCGACTTTATCGAGTGTTCCAATCTGGTCACCTGCAAGAGCCAAGGGTTTATGCCGATCTGAAAGCAATTGGTTGCACCGTCTATGACACCAACCCGTCTACTGGTAAGCAGTTTGGCTGGAGTGAACCTGCGACTGGCCACCATTTTCAAGGTAACTGTGATGGCATAGTGACTGGTCTGCCACAGGCACCAAAGTCACCGCACATCTTGGAGATCAAGACCGCATCGGACAAGTATTTCAAGGATATGCAAAAAAATGGCGTAAAGAAAGCCAAGCCCGAACACTGGGCGCAGATGCAATCATATATGCACTGGTCTATCGCAGAGTTCAAAGACGAAGGTTGTTACCGAGCCATCTACATTGTGGTCAACAAAGACAACGATGACATTTACACCGAGCGCATTGAGTATGACGCAACAGAAGCGCAAGCGATCATTGACAAGGCGCTGGCAATCATTAAAGCCACCGAGCCACCAGTTGGCATAAGCACTGATCCGACTTGGTACGAGTGCAAGTTTTGTGATTACCACAGCATCTGCCACGGCACTGACCTGCCTGCCGCCACTTGCAGATCATGCGCCCACATCACGCCAGAAATGGACGGCAAAGGACGCTGGAGTTGCCAAAGCCACAACAAGACGCTATCGACTATGGAACAACGCAAGGGCTGTGGCAATCACCGCTACATTCCAATCTTGTTGACCAAAACCGCCAAGCCTATTGATGTGGATGGTGACGCTGTTGTCTATGAGATGGCAGACGGCAAGCGCTTTACCAATGGCGATCCAGACAAGAACCCAGACCACATTAGTAGCCAAGAAATGCATTCTTGCGATGACAAGACAATTTTGGTGGACGAACAGTGCTTGGAGATACGCAAGCAACATGGAGGAAAATTTGTATGACCGTACCGATCCAAGACATTACCCTAAGAGATTATTTTGCTGCACAAGCAATCGTTGGATTGATGAACAACGGGATGCACCCCAATGTTTATCAGCTTTCTTTTGACGCTTATAAGTTGGCAGACGCAATGATTGAGGCCAGAAAAAATGATCCTGCGTGACTATCAGACACGCACAGTCAGCGACTTGTTTGCCTGGTGGACCAAGCACCAAGAGGTGAGTGATATCCCTCTGCTGGTGCTTCCAACCGCGGCAGGCAAGTCGGTGATCTGCGCCGAGATCGTGCGCCAGATGTGGGATGAATGGCCAGACTTTCACCCACGCACTGTGGTGCTGGTGCCTAGCAAGGAGCTGGCAGAACAAAATGCTGCTAAGTTGCAGGCGCTGCTACCCGCCGACATCCACGTTGGCTTTGTCAGCGCCAGCTTGGGGAAGAAGCAACACCAGGCTGATGTGATTGTTGCCACCATTGGTAGCATCCACAAAAGCGCTCATCTGCTTGGTGACATTAAGGCCGTCATCATTGATGAGGCGCATCTGGTTGACTCTAAGGCACAGGGCATGTATCGCACGTTTTTGTCCAAGCTGTCTGAGTTGTGCGAATTCCGCACCGCAGGCATGACCGCCACGCCGTTTAGGGGCAATCAGGTCTGGCTGACCGATGGTGACGATCCGCTATTTACAGGAATTGCCAGTCGAGTCACCATGCGTGAGCTGCTTGACGCAGGATTTATTGCGCCATTGGTGCCACCACCGTATGAAGTTATTACCCGCATTGATGCCAGCAATGTTGGCATAGCCAACGGTGACTACAAGATCGGCGAACTATCCACCGAGGTTGAAAAGTATCTGGACAAAGTGGCCACAGAAGCCACCACGCTAGCCGCAGAGCGCAAGAAATGGATTGCCTTTACACCGAGTGTTGAAAACGCTGAAAGCCTCTCAGATCGCTTAAATTTAATTGGCTTTACAAGCGCAGTTGTTGTCGGCGAAACACCAAAAAAGGATAGGGAAAACCTTATTAGGGATTTCCGCAACGGCAAGATTCAGTGTTTGGTGACTGTTTTGGCTTTGTCTACTGGCTTTGATGTGCCAGATGTGGATTGCATCATCTGGTGCAGGCCAACCAGGTCACCAGTGCTGTATGTGCAGGGTATGGGCAGAGGGACACGCATCGCTGATGGCAAGACAGACTGCTTGGTGCTTGACTTTACCGACACGGTGGAGCGCATGGGACCAGTCGATATGGTTAAAGGCCGAGCCAAGCGTATTGCCAGCAATCAGGAAGCGCCGTTTAGCATTTGCCCAGAGTGCGGTGAACGCAACTTGGCTGCCGCCTTTGTATGCGTCCACTGCGGTGCAACCATCAGGGAAGAAGAAGTTAAGCCAGTAGATGTGAAGGTGTCTTACGCAGCCCTGTTATCGGCGCAATCCAAGCAGATACTGGTTTGGCACGATGTCAGCAAAGTTGAGTACAACACCCACCGCAAGGAAGGCAAGCCAGATTCAATGCGCGTTGAGTATTACTCAGGCATTTTGCGAGTAGCCACCGAGTGGGTTTGCTTTGATCACACGGGATACGCTGGTCAAAAGGCTGTTGCTTGGTGGATTAAGCGCAGTGGTGACCGCAAATTTCCCAACAATACCGCCGAGGCCGTGACCATCTTGGACTTTGAGCCAAATCACATCAAGAAACCAGTACGCATTGCAACCCGTCAAAACGGCAAATACACCGAGGTAAAAGATTATGAATTTAATTGAGTTAAGGGCAATCAAAGGTCACCTGCATGGGCAGTTGGCGCAGGTCAACGCTATACCTGTGAACTGTCAGAGCTGCACCCAGTTCAACACCAGCATGTGTGGCCAGTACAAAGCCCCACCACCACCAGACTGGATTCATGGCACAGTTGAGTGCGAATTTTGGGACTGGGATGGAGTACCGTTTTGAAATGTCCAATCTGCAACACCTGGTCAATTGTCAAACAAACCAAAAAGTCCCCAACTTTCGGGTATACCCGCAGACGCGAATGCGCGAATGAACATAGATTTACTACGCAAGAAGTGATAGTCCCACCAGAAGATATTAAAGAAGAGCAACGAAAAAGACTTGATAGGAGCAAAAATGCCGACCTTTGAGACATGGAGCCATGAGAACTTAGCCAAGTTTGCTGCGGAAGCATACGTTAAGTTGCAAGAACAGCAGGACTATATTCAGCAGTTGCAGAACGATTTGAAAGACGCAATCAATGCTTATAGGAGCTTAATCAAATGACGCAAATAGAAACACCAGAAGAACGCGAAGTCTTTAGCGCAATGGAGCAAAGTTATGTAAGGCAAGAAGGCATTCGCCAGATGGACAAATATCTGTCAGTTATGGAAGAGTTAGCCGTGGCTCGGATGTTGATACGCGAGTTGGGCGACCGACTGGCCAAGCTGGAGGGCAAGCAATGACCCAAGATGAAATTATTGGGCTGGCTAAATCAATTAACGAAGATTGGTGGCTAGATGATATTGATCTTGAAACTTTTGCCAAACTGATAGCAGAGAAAGAATATGAAAAAACAAGCGCTTGGTATCGAAAGCTCATAACTGACATTGTTTCTGACATCCATAAAAATTACGAAAAGAAACCATTTAGAGCAAGAACTATTAAATTAAGGGGGTAACCATGGTTGAAGAAGACGATGATATCCAAGAATACAAGAAGCCTTGGCAACCATTGAACTGGGGCGAAGTGCCTGAAGACAAAATCAAATCCGAAGACTTCTTGCACGGCGCGAGATGGGCTGAAAAACAACTAAAGGAGCGCAACGCATGAACGCATTCCACCCACAATTCATGGCCACCTACTACCCAGACTTTTGGCGCTTGCAGATCGCCGCGTCCAAAAGCCCACAGGCCGCGACAGCCGAGCGCAAGAGCAAACGCGCTGCCAGACTAAAACCCAAAGACTTCTTTATATTTGCGAGGGCCGTATGCTTGAAAGTATCCTAACCATCATCGCGCTACTGTTGTCTGGCGCTGTCGTTGGCGTCGGTGTGATCATTGCCGTCTTCTGGTTTAGCGTAGAAAAAGATTAGGCGTGGTACTCGGCCTCGGTCAAGATACCAGGCTTGTACTTGCCTTCTGGCTTGAAGATGGTCAACGATTGCTGGCGCATTTCTGGTGCAAAGGAGAGGTGCATCCACTTTCCAAATTCGTGTATACATTGGTCAAATTTGACCCCTGTTTTTAGAACAATCTGACATAACTCGTAAGGAGTATGAGCAGAAGAAGAGCAGTCAATAGCCCAACCATCCATGTGGCTGGATACTTTAGAACCGCCAACAGCCACGTTGACATCAGGCAAGCGTAGCCAAGAATTAATACGAAGAGCGCCTGTGACATTGCGTACCGCCTCCAGTTGTTGAGCAGCCGACTTCATGTTCGCCAGTTGGCGCTCATCGGGTTGGTTGCTGATGCCAAGGCGTATAGCAGTCTCGCTATAAGTGCCTTCTTCTAGGGTAAAGTGATCGCTTAGATTCATTTCTTTCTCATTTCTGCCAGCTTTTCTACCGTTCTGCCTGCAAAATAAGCGCCCATAATTAATTGCCCCCAATTGCCTAGCAAAATTACATAACTCTCGCTTGCGTTGTAGCCAAAGGCTGACATCATGGCAAAGAGGAAATAGCCCACAAAGATGGCTATAAGACTCATGGGGCGTATGTTCTTGGACAACCAAGAGTCAGATGCCATATCAGCATTCCAACGCTCTGTGATGTTGTTATTTTCGTTCTTCATGGCATCCGCAGCCACTTTGGTCATTTCTAGTTCAAGCTCGGCTATCTTCTGCGCGGCTTGTGGGTCACCAGCAATAGCCTTGGCTACCGCTTCGACAGAATCGCCAACACCCAAGCGACTAGCAATAGCGCTAACAGCGGCACCGCCCAAAGGCCCAGCAACAGCAGTAGCAAGAGTAGGCGCAATGCCCTTAAGAAGATTGAATAGATCATTCATTATTTTTCCCTTAACTGTTGTATCAATCGGTTGATCTGGCGCTCTTTCTTTTCAATCCGAATTTCTGCCTTTTGAACCTTGATCCACATCATTATCAGCACAGGCGTGATGATCAGAATGATGGACAAGATCACACAAAGCATAATTAGAATCCCTCGGTAAATGAATTTATCCATAAAGCATAAAGCCAAGAAACTATGATCAGCACCAAGAACAATCCCATGCCAAGCTCCACTTTTTCTTGTCTAAACCTTTCGCGTTGATAAGATTCTTTTTGCCTTTTGATTCTAATTTGTTCCTTGCGTTTTTGCTGTTCTGCTTGCACCTTGGAATAAATGCTGTTGTAGTTTTCCCAGAGTGGACCTAGTTGGTAAGGCACACTAGCCCCACGCATCATCCCACTTAACTTGACATAGCTCTGGTCTAGTTCGTTTTTGTAAACACTGAGTTCCAGAATCGTTTCAGGGTCTGGATCAACGCTTCTAAATACTTCTTCATATTTGATTTCCACATATTCGGTTAACTCCTTATGGTGGCGAAAGAATGCCCCTAAATGCCCAATAAATTGTTGGACGATTTCGGACTCGTTGGGGATGTGAGTGGTGTAGGTTTCCTTTTTGACCACAGGCTTGGTTTCTGGCTTAACTTCTGGCTTACTAAATAGCCCAGCGAAGAACCCCCAGATTGACTTGACTTCGGTGGTAATTGATTTGATGTCATCCGTTGCCTTTTTTACCTTTTGTACAGCCACCTTGCCTTGGTTTAAGGCATCGCAACAGTACATGATCCCGTCATAAGCACCTTGCATCGCTTTAAATGCAAGCCCGATTGTTAGGGGATCGAACACATCCTAGAAACCAAATAGTTTGTGGATTAGTGTGGCAGCGACACCAGGTCCCAGTAACACACACGCCATGACCACATAGAGCAAATACTCTATCTTAGTCATGCGCTTCTCACCATCACGCAATGTACGCTCGATGTTGTTATAACGCTCTTCACATATCGCAACGTGGACTGCGAGCTGTGTTTCGGTGGTATCACTCATGGCTTAGGATATTTGGTTTTTACCGCTTGGCAGTCAGCAATGTACTTGGCAATCTGCGCTTGGTCACCCTTCACCACACCATCAAGGTAGTCGGTCATCGGTGGGTACTCTGCCACACGCTTTTGAGAGTAAGTCAACACTGGCGCATTGGTTGCGCGGATGGTGGCCGCTTCTGCATCCGTGATCTGAACCGACCCACTAGGTAGTAGATGTTTGTATTCGTCAGAATTAAGAAAATGAACAGAATTGTTTGGTGATTTGTAATGCATTATTTATCCTTAACGAAGTTCAAGCCAACTACTAATTGCTAGAGTACCCGCCCCAGAGTATGAACCGTTTGGCGGAACAATTGCTGTCATACAAGCGCTAAGTGTTCCACCAGTAGAGTTACCTATGGATTGAATTACTATGCCATTTACGGTTAATGCTGAAGTTAAATTATTAGCTCCACCTACATTAAGGCTTACGGTAATAGGTCTTCCTGTAGTGTTGTAATAAGTTGTGCCGTATGCCCTACTTGAAGTGACATCAGTCCAAACTTGTGAATAACCCAAGCTACTCATTGCAGTCAAAGCCTGACCGCCACATCCTTGAATGGTGCTAGGAGTTGTTGCCCAAGTACCCGCAGTGGCTTGTGTGCTTTCAACATACCCAACAACACGGTAAGCCACGCTTGATCGAGCCGTAGTGGAATAAATGGTGGATGCACTATCCGCAGCGCCAGCGCCACCTTCTGCTGTGGTGGTGATAACGCCAGTTTCGGTTAAGTTAACGCCACCAGAAATGTTGACAACCGCTAGTTCTACTGTGCCAGCATTGTCAAGCGCCAACACAACAATTCGACTTTGCTGTGCTGACACTGTACCAAGAGTAGACCCTGACGATACAGTCATGGATATGGCAGATGAAACCGCACGAGATACCACAGTTCCACTGGTTAAAGTAGAAGACCGAAACTCAAGAGTAGTTGGATTTAACGTGACCGTAAGCGCATTAGCCGAAACGGTGGCAGTAATTGGCTGAATGCCAGACTCAGGTGCTTTGGTCAATGACCCACCACCAGAGAAAGTCAAAGTGCCAGTAGTTGTTACTCCAGTTGTTGTGCTGGTAGTTGCATTGACTGTGGTGATGTTGCCAGTAGTAGCGTTAACTGTGGTTATGTTTCCCGTAGTCGCAGTCAAGGTGGTAAACGCGCCAGTGTTAGGCGCAGTGTTACCAATTGGCGTTGGCGAACTTAGTGCCAAGGCTAACCCTGTTGAATCAAGAGGGGCGCTGATGTTGTCTACGGTATACAGAAGCACATCCGCAGATGTATACACACTGAACTTGTATGAGGCTGTACTTAACCAAATGTTTGCCTGACCAAGCGAATTCAGAATAATTGGATTGGTGTTGGCTGTGCCAGCGCCAAAATCCGTATAAGTCGCAAGCGGTGTGGTCGTGCCAGCGGCGTAGGTGTAAATCTTGCCACCGACTAACGGTGCGCCATCGCTACCGTAAATCTGTTGCTTGGGGGTGGGGGTAAGTGATGCCATTTTTTAGTCCTTGCGTGATAGTACTACGGCCTATTGGATGCCATGTTATTGAGTTCAATTCTGTATGGCGTTTGCCCTGCTTGAGCTGCTATCAACGCGGCTAGTTTTGCTTGGTCATTTCCTCTTAACTGAGTTGCCAATTCATTTGCAATGTCTGGTCTTTTTGTAAGCAAAGCTGCAAGTGCATTTTGACCTGTTTGCGAGTACAGCAATGGGGACGCAATAAGCGCTGAAGCTATGCCTGGCATTCCCATAGCGCCAGCGCCACCCGATGCCGCAAGAGCGGCCATCATTGATCTGTATGGTGTTCCAGAATCAGGAACTTTATTTCCTAAAGCAGTTTTTGCGCTTTCAGACAAGTCTTGCATCAAAGCCTCACCTTTTGCAAATTTGCTCTTATCCTTACTTCTGTCCATTGCTTTAACAGCGCTCTGTAACTGAGCAGGCGAGAAAATTCCCTCTTCTGCGCCTAGACCAGCCGATGCACGCTCAACACGTTTAAAGTTGGCATACCCTTTGTCAATTGCTTTTAACTCACTTGCATACTGAGGATTGCTTCGAGTCACCAATTGACGAACTTGATCTTGCGCTTCTTTCAATGCATCACCAATAAGTCTTTGATCTGCATCTGTAGACGCGCTTAAACGGCTAATGGTTTCGCGCAAATCGCTTTGTACTTGTTTTAAGGTTTGACCAGTAATTGCGCCTTGTCCTTGAAACTTATTAACTACATTGTTATCAATCCAATTATTAAAGAAATTAACAGCTTTAGGATCAATTGCACCAGACTCCACCATGTTTTTTAAACTAGCAATGTTTTGTTGAAATGGCGCGTCTTGCAAAACAGTCATCTTTGGCAACAACTTGCCATAAGCATCATCTAATTTTTCTGAAACAAATTGCACTGCTTCGCGGCCAACAATTCCTTCTGGCAACTTTTCACCAATTGGAGTCAACGCTCTGTTAAAGGCAACACGATTGACATCACCCATCGCTCTACCTTGAGCGCTTTTAATAAAATCACCAATTATTGGGATGCTTGACAAACCTTCTTCAGCGCGTTTGTAACCACCACCCAAAATCTGACCCGCAGTAGGCGTTACGCCTTCTTTCATTAAAGATCGAATTTGTGGAGAAATGTCAGGACTAATTACCGCTGCAACTGGTTTGATCAGTGCATTCATTGGGTTAGTGACAGAAGATGCTTGGGCAAGTGCATTGCCTAACTTGCCAGCGCCAGCCATCCTAGCGCCAGCACCCACGCCACCCAACAACATTGACACATCGCCTACAACCCTAAACGGGTCTTCTTGCATGGTTCTAGAAAACCCTGCGCCTGTTCCATAAGTTGTTGCATAGTCTTGACCAACAGCGCCAGCAATATTTTGCGCTCTTTGTAACGCTTGGGGGTTGCCATAGGCTTGTTCTAAACTAGTAATGCCACGTTGTACAGACTCTGGCATAGCTTTATAAGCACCGCCTGCAACTATATCCATCAATGCTTGACCAGTTTGCAATGGGCTATTTACAGCCTCAACCAATCCGCCAATGGTGTTTTTATAAAGACTAGATGGAGCATTCATCAACATTTTAAAAGTGTTAAATGACTCTGGTTCAAGTTTAAATCCAGCAGGAAGATTTGGCGCACCTGTTGATGCGCTTTGTTCTTCTAATTTAAATCCAGATGGTAAAGGCATAATTTTTCCTTTATTTAGCTGGAGTCCAAGTCTGACCGCCATCAGTAGACATTATTCGTTCTTTACCATTTGTTGCGTACATTGGTGGCATTTGTGGCGCGGTTTCCCCTTGTGCGCTTATTTTGCTAACCACTGGGTTAGGAACATATCCTTGCTCCTTGCTATATGTCTCGGTAAGACCCTTTTGCTCTCCCTCAATAATTGTTTTCATGCGTTTCAATTTTTTGAGGGCTGTAGCATTGTCATCAGTAATTAAAGGAATAAAAGGTACTAATCTTGGAGACTCAGAAGCAGTAACAGCAGCGCCACTCCTCTCGTGCATTACCAATGAGCCAATGTCTGCAACGCCTGCTCGTGCATTAACGCCTTCTGGATCAGCACGATTTAATATCGCGCCAGGCACAAATCCTTTAAATCCAGTAGCCTCTGGGTTTTGTTCTAGTAATTTAATTGTGTCTGAAAGCTGTTGAACACCTTGGTTATTTTTAATAATTGCCAAGTTGATATTTGCTGGAATTTGTTTAAGCCCTTCATGCTTACCCTTGAAAGGTGTTCCAGCCACAGGAGTGCCTTCAACTACTGGAGCGCCCATACGACCACTTGGGATGCCACCACCACCAACGGTAGGTTCTGTAGCCATTAAAGAACGAGGATCGGTTGTAGCGTTTAATCTACCGCCAACAGCAGAAGCGCCAGTTGAAGGCATAGCACCACCAACAGTAACTGGTACTGCTTGCAATGTGCGTTTGTTAACTCCAAAGAAATCGCCATTTTCAGCTTGTTTGAGTTCGTAGCCAGGGTTTGCTTTCTCCCAAGCAAACTTAGATTGGTCAAACGCCAAGCGTTGTTGTGCCACACGAGTTGATCCACCAATGTCGGCAATGGCTTGGTCATATAGTTTGCGGTTTGGATCGCCAACAGGCAATGCATCACGCTCTGCGGTCAATCGTTTGATGTCAGTTGGAGCCATGCCAGAAGCCACAATGGTTTCACCAGAACCTCTAACCAATCCCACGTTAGGCACAACAAATGCCTTTGAAGCCTCTTCAAGTTGCTTTTGGATAATGCCAGCGCGTAACTTAGCCTGTGGGACATTAGGATATTGCGACAAATCAAACAATTCTTGACGCAGAGCATTGGTATCAAGCAAAGCATTTTTAACTGGTGCAGGCGCAGTCTGTGGTGCTAATGCATTTATGGGCGCTTGTGCAGGCGCTTGCATTGGGGGTGGAGTAATTCCATAAGTGCCAGAACCTAATGCACCGCTTGGCACAGGAGCGCCACCACCAAAGCCACCCGTAGCACGAGCAGGTGGGTTGTATTTACTGTTAAACGCTTTTAGTTCTTGTTGTGCTTGAAGCATTTGCAATCCAGCAGCTTGTGCATTGGGATCGCTAGGATGCGTTGCCATGAACTTGGCAGCCATTTCCATGTCAGTAGGACCACCATTGTTAATAATGGCTTCCCTCATGTTTGCCAAATATCTTTCGTTTTGACGCGCTTTTTCAAGTTGCATTTGAGCAACCTGATTTTGATTTTGAAAACCTTGCAGTTGTGCTATTTGAGCATATTGCGCCAAAGGATCAGCAACTTGTAATGGCTTAACGCCAAGGGATATGGATGGATCGACTGCCATGTTTAATCCTTATTTAATTTTGACCATAGCCATAACTTGGATTTGGCATTGGACCAACAAAATTTTGGTTGCCAGGTGTGTATTGCCCGTAGTTAGGCGCGTATTGATTACCACGCAAAGCCGCAACTAAATTATTACCTTGGTTGTAATTTATATATGTGCCTAAACCACTAGTAAGCGCATTTGCTTGACCAACGCCCCCCGCAGCCTGCGCCGCTCCACTGCTTGTAATTAAATTGCCAACATTGGCCGCGTTTGTTGCGCCCATTGTGCCTAGATTTGTCATTGTGGTTTGACCCATGCCTGCCAATGATTGCAATGGGTTTAACTGCGCGTTACGTTCAGCCTGATAACGGTTAAAAGCGTTTGTGTATTCCTGAGAACCCATGTCTTGACCGTATCGCGTAGCCGCCTTGAGAGCGCTACCAGAGATTAAACCGCCACGAGCGGCGGCTTGACGATCAAGGGCTTTTTGACCTTCAGACAATCTGAACCCATAGCCAGGGTCTGCCGTCATAGCGTTATAGTCAAAAGGCTTGTAATTTGTTGCTAGAGGTATTAATTGATTAAGCGCGGTTTTGCCTGCTTCCAAAAACGGCATCTGGTCTGCGCGTGTTTGTTCGTACTGCGCGTTAGATAAATCAGTAGCGCGACTTATCGCATCAGATTGTTTATTGGCCGCTTTTCTTGCCGAATCTGCATTAACCACTGTGCTTACCGCAACAGCACCTGCTACCCATCCACTCATGGCATTTCTCCTTGTAATACGAGACCAAAATTGACCCGCATTGATGCTCTGTAATCCACTAGCAATTCCTCACCTGTATTGATTTTACGCGAGGCGATAGCATAAATGTCATCCCCTTGCTTTTCTGGCTTGATATTGCAATTAAGCGAATGATTGATAAAACGCCCACCAGGGGTTCTTTTCCCATTTAGTCTGCCAGGGCAAACAACATCCCCTGCTTCAAAGTCTTTAGTGGCAAATAACCCTTTGCCGTGAATTGGCGAATCTCTCAATTCAACAGCAATATTGTCAGGCATATCTATTAAATCATGCTCAATAAGGACAATTTTGTCAAGTTCATCTTGCGTCATGCCTATCTGATAAAGAAATGCGCCATAGTCAATTCTTGCTTTTTGAATCTCAGTTCTGCTATCGGCAAGCCCATACTCTGGCACTACATATAGTCTGTCTTCCAAAACCGCCATGTCAGTGCAATTGTCTAGATTGTCGTATATGTCCACCCAAACAACTTCATCTTCAAAAACACGCCCTGCGCGTTGCATTCCAGCCTTTGCTGGGAATTCACATGGTGCGGTTAGAACTTTAACGCCATCATCAGTGTTTACCGCAATTGTGCCCTTTTCTAAGCGAACGCGATAGTCTGACTTATGTTCAGCGCCAGTTAATACAGTCCAAGGTGGGATGGTGATCTTTCGCTCATAAACCCCATCCATAAACAAATGCTCAGTCACAATGTCTGCTTGTGGCAGTTTTAATAGCTCTTTCTCTAAGGCTTGCACCTTGCCCACCATACACATCTCAGCCGCTAGATCAAAACTAAATGTGGGCTTTTTAACCTCAAAACCTTTTCCGTAAGTAATTTTCATTAAATTACTCCAAAAGCAGATTGTTATTTCCAGCCGCTTGCATGATGACCCAATTTGAACCATCAGACACCATTGTTGCCCAGTTCCCAATAACATCCAAAAGAATTGCCGTTCCAGCCGAAGTGCTGTCAATTGGCACAACATTGCTTGATGCCGATACCAAGAACTGTGGTTGCATATTTTTAAAAGTGACTTGTCTACCAGTGTAAGCAGATGGCGTTGGCAAGGTGACTGTGCAAGTTGAGCCTGACTTGTTGTTGATTACCCAAGACTCAGAAACCCCTAAAGTGAAATTTGCAGTCTTTGTGACTGGGGCTGAAGTAATTGCGGAACTCCATGATGGCGCAAGATTAGGACCATTGGTGGTAAGCACTTGCCCAGCCGTACCAGGGTGGAGTTTTGCCAAACTCGTTGTGGTATTTGCGTACAAGATATCGCCTACCAAATAAGACGATATGCCTGTGCCACCATTTACAACGGGTGTTATGCCATCACCACCACCTGTAACCGTGTAAATGTTGTAAAAGAACCGATACCATTCCCGCGACATCAACCCTGACTTTGGATCAATTAGATTAACACGGGGAGCCGTGATCTGGGTGATGTTGGTTGTAGCCATTATGCGTTGGTGGGGCTAATCAATAGTTCAGCACCCACAATAACTGCTTTAACTGGGTCAGTTTGTGATACCTCATATACGCGATCACGCAACTTGAGAGTCATGCCAAGCCTACGCCAAAAGACGCGCCTGTAATACTGACCGATCTTGCCCATCTTGCTCAAATGCTCATTTGACCATGTGTGACCACCATCGTCAGACCAACGCAACATAAGTTCAGGATCGCTACCTTGCCCTGTATTTAGACCAGTGCCTGACTCACAATCAAGCTGAAGGCTGTGTTGTGCTGTCCGTCTAAGGGTATTTGTCCCAGTTGGCAACGCTCTCCATGACCGCAACCACTTCTGAATACCGCCATTGTCAGCGTAAACATTTAGGTCAAGGGTATAGATGTTGCCGTTTTCATAGTCACCGACTACCGTATTGCCACCAAAGTTACATTGGCAGTTGCTACGGTGGCGCGTAAATTCACCAAGGGTAGTGTTCCAACCAGCGCGTTCATGCCACGCTTGGGTAGACACGTCGTAGACCCAAGTGGCATCGCCTGTGGGGAATGTCAGCACATAGAAAGAATGACCTTCTTGCTGATAGGTGTAAGCCACCGCGTCAGAAATGTTGCCGTATTGAGCAATGGCATATTCAACAGCATGGGTAGAAACTCTAATGCCAGCGTAGCCATTGTTGCGATAAACAATTCCCTGTCCTCGAGCGTCTGTACCGAGCCAGAATAGGCCATTGTCGAGCTTTGCAACAGAGAACGCCGCTACGCATCCAATTTCATTAAAAGCGCCTTGAATGCGCGTTAAAGGGAAGTCAGCCAACCCAGCGTCATACCAAACCTCAACCGAGTCAGTGCCAAACAACCACGCTTCACGGTGATCAACATTGATGGCAACTAATCCATCGGGTGAGCCTTCGGCAGACGCAAAGTCAAGGGGGTCAACCGAAGTGCCATCAAGCAATTGAGTTACCCACACCTTTTGAGAGTCTGGTTCATTGTAGACAAAGTACCCATCTAGGTATGCCACGGTTACCGCACCCGTAAAGTCTGGATCGGTAATTTGGGCAAATACATTGGTGACTTCGTTATAGATAAACCCATCAGGGTTACAAGCCAAAAAGATTTGTGTGCCATTGTCGGCAATTGATACTGGGCCAGTCCCAGTCACAGTACCCAGTAAAGTGGGTGTAGCGGTCAATCCAGTGACTTTGTAGAACCCAGTACCACTGACAACGTAGAAGTCGCTACCGTTGGTCTGGTGCGCCCATAGCGCTCGGATAGGACCAGTGCCTATGGTTTGCTGAAACTTTAGACCTGGTGCGCGGTTAAAGAACGCCACCGTCTTGCCACCATCGGGAACAATTTCTGCAAAAAGGTTAACAAGTCGATTGTCTGCAGCGTTGATACTGCGAGCGACATAAGACGCACCCAGAATCGGTGTTTGCATTAATAATTCCCCGCGTAGATATTAAAGCGTTGGCGTGTAGCCACGATTGCGTAAGGCATAGACATCACGTCATCAGGATTGTTGATGCGTTTCAGATTGCGCTTAGATGTCATTGCAATGCGTTGCACTTGTGGGCTTGGTTCAACGCCAAACTCAGGCGCAATTTCCATTGCCAAGTTGTAAGTGAAAGCGCGGAGATAGCCTGGTGGGAACAGAATATCGGTCACCAATGTCGCAGGCTGAGTCAGTTCTTCCACGCTAATAAAGTGCCATTCCAAGTCTCGTGTAGGCTTGGGATAGATATACATATCAATATTAGGATATGTCATATTGACAAAAATGACCTGTGGATACGTTGAAGTTACCGTCTTAACAGCAATACCGTCATACTGCTGTTGATTGATCATTTTTATACCGAACGACACATTTGTGCCTGCATCTCGGTAGTAAGTAGCATCATCCAACAAAATAGGACGATTGCCAATAAAGTCACCACTAGGGCCAAGAGTGCGGTTAATAAATCCAGCAGGCCAAGTAAACACTTGATCTTGGGTGCTAAAAACTGCCAATCGCTCTGTATTCCAAGAGTCAATCATTTGGTTTAGCGCCATGAGCGAATCTTGTGAAACTGATGCGGAGGGAGTCTCGCCTTCAGCTAATACGCCAAGCAATCGCAATGCTCTATTGATCTGATCGCCAGCCGTGTATGTAGCCATTCTTACGCTCCTTGTTCAGCCACCTCTACAGCAGGGCGGCCACGCCTACGCTTAACTTCCAATGTATTTACAACAGGAGCCACCTCTTCTTTAGGTGTATCCAAAGTATACCTTGTCCATCCATTTGTTTCATCGTATACAGCCTCAAGTTCCATAGTGGCAACTTTTGCACCGTGAACTGGGTGAGACATGTAAATAATAGCCATAATTTAAAGAAGGGGGTGATTAGCCCCCTTTGGTTTAGGCAGTGATGCCGATGTTTTTCAACGCTGTACGAAGAGCATTGATGGCGGTTGCCAACTCAGTTCCCGTAGCAGTGTTGCTAACCGCAGTAATGGCCGCCGCTTGTGTAATTGGGGTAGTTCCATAGAACCCCGCAGTTCCACCAGTTTTGCCCATAATTGCACCATCAAGTTGTGCGTCTTCAAACGCAACGCCTACAGCTTTTGTATTTGGCATAATGTTTTTCCTGTTAAAAATAGGAGCCGAAGCCCCTATTTAAATTTAGGCTACGCGATACATAGAGTAAGCAGCGTCACCAGTTTTGCGGAACAAGAACTGCGCCGCGCCACCAACACCAGCCGCACTGCCCGTAATAGCAACAACCAAGTTGCCAACCGCAGTAATACCAGTGCCTACAGCCATTGTGATCAACCCAGTTGAAGTACCTAAGTTGATAACTGTCAGCTCAAACGTGCTGTTGACTTTTGCGTTGGTAAACACCGCATCAATTGCAGTAGCAGTTGGGAGCGTGTAAGTTGCCGCTGTGGTAGACGGATTGCCCACCAAAATGCCACCAGTGGTTTGTGCAACGGTCAGGGTAGCCGTAGCAGTAGCCGTTTGTGGCGCTGCTTGAACGCCCATAACGATTTCATTGGTATTGCCATCGGTGAATTGATATCCACCACCAGAATTAGGGAGAGCCATGATAAATTTCCTTAAAAAGAGTTACGGAATGAAGCCCCCGAAGGGGCATTCAATTTAGCCCCAAATGCGGCAAGCCATTTGTGGACGGATGGTGCTGTAGCCATACAGTACGTCAATACGGCAAGGCATTCTGTCGTTGTTTATGTCATATTGCCTAACGACACGAAGGGAAATGCCGTTATGAACCGCACGAGCAGCCATGTCAACACCTTGTGGGAGCAACAAGTCAGCAGTAGCGAAAGTGATCGCATCTTTGTGGTAGACCAAGTTCTGTGGGTACTGAGTAGAAGCTGTTCCAACAAACACAACTGCTTTGCTTGTAGCAGGCAATGTCAACATGGTTGCCAAAGCGCTTGATGCTGAGTACATAGGAGCCACAGTCACGGTAGCAGTTGTAGTGCTTGTTGAAGAAGCTAAAACCACGAACTGGAACAACGAACCTGTGGATTCACGGGTCTGTGGGTTCACAGCGTAGCAATCAGCAATCGTAAACACGTCACCAACAGCCAAAAGTTCACCAGAACCGACAGTCAATGTCAGGGTAGAAGAACCTTCAGTGGTCACAGCAGCGCCAGTGGTGTTACCCGTAGCGGCGCGAGTTCCAGTAGTGTGTTGCTTGATTGACTGAGACATGTTGACTTCATCAAAGCCCAACACGCCAGTACCCATCATGCCATTACGGAATTGCTTGCTGATAGTGTCTGTAGGATTGAACAAACCTTTCATGCCTTCAACCAAGCCAGCGTTAGCGGCAGGGTTTACGGTAGCGTAACGTGGTGACATCACAGCGGCGTTCTCGTTCAGTTTCTGTTGGGCTTGCAACAAGACCAAAGAAGTAGAAGGGGTGGTGCCTGGTGTGCCAACGGTGTTACCAATGGTTTTGTAAGCATTAGCAACGTCAGCATCAATAGAAGATGCCAATTGGCTAATACGGGGCTTCAACACACGCTCTGCGAAGTCATCCAATTGCATGGTCAATTCAGCAGATGTGAAGTTGACACCGATATGCTTTTGGCTGGCTACAGACAAAGTGGTGTATTGCTCGTTGTCATCTTGGACTTGGAGCGCTGCGCCATCAGTCACCAGAGCGCGGTCAGGTAAACGGATACGGAGAGTTGAACCGATCTTTGCACCTTCGACAGCGAAGCTATCGTCGTACTGGCGGTTCACGTTACGGGTGAGTACTAGGTTGTTCTCGAGGATTTCGAGAGCCTTTCTAGTAATCATGTCAATGGTTAAGATACTGTTAGACATGGAAAAAATCCTTTAAAAATTGATTAGCGGTTCTGTGCTTCCCACTTTTTACGCTGTCTTGCTCTCTCTGCTTCAATCCACTGCGAATCCGTCATGGTCTTGGAAGACCTTGGGTCTGTAGTGTCATAAGCAGGCGATCCAGTAGATCGAGCAGTGACAGGCGAAATAGGTGCTGGCGCTGAAGTTGTTCTCTTAACTGGGGGATCAGATGCTAATTTAGCTTCAATCTTCCCAATTTCTTTTGCCTGACCAAGCGCTGACATGCGTGAGATGCGATCTGCTTCTTTAGGGTTAGAACCGAGGTAGTAAGCTAACTCAGGACCAACATCCGAAGATTGAATCGTTTCAGCCATCACGTTGGTGATTGAAAGTTTTGGGTTATACGCGACTTGTTCAAAGTCATCGTATTTACTCCTAGCTTCTTCTTCACGGTCGTGATAACTCTCAAGAACTTCTGATCTTTGCTTTTCAGCATCACGCTGTGCGACTAGTTGTTGTGCTTTCTGAAGTGCCAATGCGTCTGCATAGGCTTCAGTAGACTCAAACTGGTCAACGGATGCTATTGGCGCTGATCTCAACGTCTGTTGTTCAGACTGACGCTGTGTCTGCTCTCGTTCCCACTTACGTTGCTCTCTTGCGAGGCGTTTGCCTATCGCAGCGTCTAGCTCTTCTTGTGTGAAGGTCTTTGATACTACTTCTGGCGTTTCCGACGTTTGAACTTCAGTCTCTGGGGTGGCCGTCACCGTAGGAGCTGGCGCGGAGTCAACTTCCGCTAGGTTTTGTTGGACTTCTTCAGTCATTTCAATGAATCCTTCGATTCCTCGGTGAACCTCACCGATACGGTTTTTACAAATATATCAGATATCTTGGTTAAACGCTAATTTCAATCCAAGAGGTTGTTGATTCATCCCATTGATAACGCTTGTTATCAGTAGGCATTGGAGTTGGTGCAGACCATAGGCAAGTCTCCTCGCTCATAGCCCATGATGGATATGGTTGTGGTGGTATGAACGCATCACGACCTGAGTCATAGGTGTAGCCGATACCAGCGTAGTTCTTACGCAAAGGTGTACCGCCATTGGCGTGAACACCGCCATGCGTGTTGTATGAGGTTTGCACCCAGCCAGTTCCAAAGATGCCAGAGTCAATGACATCTTGTTCGGCAACTATGACCTGAGTGACTGTTCCGTTTTCTACTTTTGCGAAGTGCATTTGTTTCTTCTTACGCTGTATATGAACCAGAACTGGTAAATTTCAAAATTGTGTTTGATCCACTAGTTGTTACTGTTGGACTTCCTGTGGTTGTGCCTGTGTATTTGGATGTTGGGATTGACAAAATAACGACACCAGAACCGCCAGTGCCCCCGACAGACGCAGCCCAATCGGATGCTGTACCGCCACCACCACCGCCCAAATTAACAGTTCCATTTCCACCATTTGTATCGGTTGATACGCCATTTCCACCGCCACCAGAACCGCCAGTGCCAGGTGTAGTGTTGCCTTGTGGGTTGTAACCCGCACCGCCACCACCGCCAGCGTAGGTTATTGAACTGCCCGTTATGGAAGACGCAGAGCCAGCGCCGCCATTGCCAGAAACTGAGCCAGACCCGTTACCACCTACTGCGCCCGCACCGCCACCACCACCTGATGGGTAAGGATTACCAGCACCAGCCCCGCCATTATTTCCTTGGCCTGATGTTCCATTACCAACAGTGCCACCGCCACGAGAGCCACCGCCACCAGAACCGCCATTACCGCCATTACCACCACCACCGCCCAATGCAGTAATAGTGGAAAAAACAGAATTACTTCCGTTTGTGGCAGTACCGCCACCGCTTCCTGCACCACCACCACCTACGGTAACAGAGTAAGAAACGCTTGGGCTAAGAGAAAATGTGCTTGTTAAAAAACCACCAGCACCACCACCGCCTTCTGCGCCTCCACCGCCACCAGCAACAACTAAATAACTAATATCAATTGTTGGCGCAATACCAGTTAACAAGAAGTTTTTAGCGGCAAACATTATGGTGTGTAACCTTGGGCAATTGAACCGTACCAGTTAGTACCGTCAGCAATGAAGGTCAAGATATCCATCTTCCCAGCAGTTGCTGTAATCGTAGGAGCGCCAGCCGTACCCCATTTGACCGAGGTAAATGTTGCTGTGCCATTACCCGTAGAAGCCGCTTGTTTAAGTAGCAACACAAAAGACTTGCCCGCCACGTTTGCAGGCATTGTGAATGTGCAAGCTGTGGATGCTGTCAGGGTTGCAGTTTGTACCGTACCATTGGTTAATGCCAAGGTAGATGTGCTGGTAACTGTGCCTATAGCAACAACCGCTTCAACATAGTTAGTCACTGTTGGATTGTTAAATAAGCCGTTAGCGCTTACCTTGGTAGTTGCGCCACTTTGCACAATTGGCAATACCTCAGTACCCGCTAGGGGGACTGTTGCGCTCGGTAGAGCAGAGATTTTTGTATCAGCCATTTATCACTCCAACAAAATTAGACCGCCATCCTCTTGAACGAGGTTGTCACCGATCTCAGTTAAAAGATTGCCCTGCACCGTTGCATCGGCATACCCAGACAAAAAGGAAATAATGCTTCCAAGACCAATGGAAACACCGTTCCGAATAGGGATGCCAAAATAACTCATTGTGAGTTCATTGGTTTGCAGTAGATCGTGCCACCAGTAGACACTTGAATTGCACTCACGCGCCATGTGCCACTAACAGTAGCAGGCACTTTGAATGGAATCGGTGTAAATGGTGGGATCGGTGTGCTGGCTGTTGTGGCTGTAACGCCTTCACCAACCAACACATAACATGCTTGATCAGACCAAACCACCACGCCTTGAGCGCCAGCAGGCCAGACACCAGTTACGCCAGCAGTGCCAGTGTAAGAAATAGACCTAGCTGGGAAATTACTGTCTGCTAATGGGTTTAAAAGTTCCATGATGTGTCCTTATGCCAAGAATTTTAGTTTATACAACGTGCGGAGATAGACTTCAATGATATTGTCAATGAGTTGTTGCAACGACATATCATTCTTATCCACCACTTCGTACCGCGCATCTTCGATTTGTTTCAAAGAGTCTTCTAAGAATTCTTGAATGTTAGATGTTTTCTTTGCCGAATGCAAAGTTATTGGCCCAATTAGACCATGACGGCCTTGGTAGGCTTCAGCAAAATCGTCCGCTGCGCCAACAATTCGCTCATAAAAGATATTTAGCGCCATGTGTTTGCTAAAACTGCGAGTGTTCAGATGCACCGAGTGAGCAACATCACGAGCTAAAAACAATAATCCTAGAAAATCAGCGGCTTTCATTGGGGCATTCCTTGTGGTGGCATCATCTCTGGGGGCATTCCCTGTTGTTGATATTCAGCAGATTCGGGCATCATTTCCATTGGCATAGATTCTTCACGCATTTCAGGCATTTGGTTCATCATGTTCTGTGATTCCATCGCCGCGGCTACCACTCCCATAGCAATATCTTGGATTTGCTGTTCGCTCATGCCAGCTTGTACGGCAGCGATACGCTTAGTCTCTGCCTCATACATTTTGACTTGGGCTTCAAAGTCTTTGCGTTCTTGTTCTTGCATCTCAATAGATTTGCCCACGTTTTGGATCATTCCATGCATGGCTTCCATCTCTTGACCCATAGCTTGGATTTGTTGTTGCGCCGCTTGCAGTGCTGGGTCTTCATCCCCGTCCGACAAAAACTTAGGATCAATGGTTTTGGCAAAGCGCTTGGACATTTCTTGAGCGCCTGGCCAGTCCATGTTCTTGATAAACAAGTCACCAGCCACCGCCCACAGTTGGGGATTGCCTTGCAGAAGTTGAGCCATCGCCTCTAAAGCCTCTTGGCGCTTGGTGGCGTAGCCTGGTCCTGTTGTCGCAACGACATCATATTTACCAATGCTAGGGTTATAAATCTTCTCAATCACAATACCTTGTTGGTCAACAATCTTGTTAACTGGTTGTGGTTGATCGGGATTGATCTTGACCATCTTGGTTTCGCCATCCTCACCGATAACTCGCGCAATGCGTTGGGTATCGTAGATTTTGGGAATTAGGTCAATCAGTTGACGCGCAATGTGCTTAACACCACGAGCGAGGTTGTCACCATAGTGGTAAGTTCCAACATCACCCTCACGCTGACGGGCAAGAATCGCTCGTCCTGATCTCTCATTGCTTCCCATTCCCAGAGAAGCGTTGTATTGACCAGTTGTGGACTTGATGTCTTCAGATGCGCCAGCCTTTGCTTGTAGCAAACCACTAGAAGCCATTGGGGGTTGCGCTCTGGCAGGCAATGGCAAAACAGCGCCTTGTCCGTCTGTCACATCAGGATTTACTTCAAGGTAAGGCCAATTTGTGGTGTTTGCTGTCTTCCACTGATTCTCGTACCCCTCAAACTGACCACCGTAACCAATAAATGGTGCTTTGGGGGCTAGGGCAAGCATCTCTGCTTCTTGGCTAACCCAGTAGTTGTACATCCGTTGTGCGTCTTTGGCGTTTCTCACCAAACCAGACACATACAAACGCCCATCTACCTCAAACTCGTTACCAACAATACGAATAACAGGGATATATTTGCCTGCCCAATCGCGTTGTTCAAGGATTTCGTAACCATTGATCTTGCAATATCTGACCTTTGGACGGTCAGACTCGCGTGACTTTATTGGCTTGCCGTAAAACTCTTTCATTTGCTTGTCTTCTGGAGTACCAGCAAATGCGGTCTGGTTGCCAGGGTACAAATTCAGCGTAGCGCGGTCATAGTCAATGTAGTAGTAATCAGCAATGCGGATCGTGTCCTCATTTAACCAATTACTGATGGATTGATCGCCAACGCCTAATGATTGCAAGGTTGTAATTGGTGACGCATCTGGGTACATGCGCTCAAACTCGTCTTTGGTGATGTCTTCAGTAATAAAGCAATATTTAGCGTCTGCGCCTGTCGGGTCTTGGATCGTTGGGTCCATGTAGACCGAGAAACTGTTACGAATACGCCCAATTTTGATGTCTTGGTCAAAGGTTGAGTCTTCGCAATACTCGGTCAATAGACGAATATAGCCTTCGCCATAAGCGACTTGGTTTTCACAGGCTGTATCGTAGGCAACATCAGCGTCAGAGATGTATTCAATATGGCGAATCATGCCATTGAAGATGTCTGCGACTTCTACGTCAGCGTTGTCATCTACGGGAATCACTTTCGCACCAGGTCTATTTTGGCGCTGATCATTTGTAACTTGGCGCACATGTTGTGGCAGTTTGTTGATTGTTAGACACGGACGGGCATTGATGGTTTGACCTTGTACAGCACCACGGGTGGCGAGTACATCGGCAGGCCATTGCCAGTGGTTGTCAGGTGAGCCAGCGTAGAACCTTAAGTCATCTGTCTCATCTTCACGAGATTCAGACAAAGCAGACATAGCCATGTCTAGCCGTGACCTTGCGGTGGCTAGTATGTCGGAGTCACTCTTCTTGGGCTTACCACCCTCGGAGACTGCGCCCGCAGCCGCGATGCCTGTGTAATCAGCCATTATTTAATCTTGTTTAATACGCTGTCTACGGTTGCTTTGACATTGTTACCACTAGGAATAGTGGCATTTAAATTAGCCGTAGGTGAAGATGTTTCTTTATTGCGACTAGGCATACCGCCATTTTGAACTTTAGGTTCACGAGACACAATTTTGTTGATTTGTTGGGTTGTAGACTTCATTTTTTACCTTTCGACATGGGTTTTTGGGCTTCACGTTTCGTGCTGTAAGCAATTGCCACAGCTTGCTTGACTGGTTTGCCAGAAGCAATCTCAGCTTTCACATTCTTGCGAAATGCTTCTTTGCTTGCAGATTTTACTAGTGGCATTGTATATCCTCTAAGCAATTTGAATGACTGTAAGAATTACAGCAGGCGATGCAGGGTGTATCGGTGCAACTAACGATGCTGGATACGTGATTATGGACGATGTTCCATCTTTGGTTGTCCAACAAAACTGTATGTAGTCATTTGCAACTAAAGAAAACACAAAGTTGACGGTTAAAACATTGTGACCGTTAATCGCGCCATGTTTTGCTGGTGTGCCACTCACACTAGCAGAATTTGCGATATTTGCGCCGTTTTTACGCACCCACAGCGTAAAGTCATCTACTTGTGAACTTGTTCCCGCAACCTGAATGCTAATGGTAATCGTATAGACACCAGTGGCGCTAATAACAACTTTGGACGTTGGGCTACCAAGGGACACACCGTTAGACAAATCGGTATTGTTTAAGTCTAGTATCGTGACGGTTTCAGCAGCCGCAGTTTGAGGGCCGTCAATGTACGAAAAAGCGCCATAGTCGGCTTGCAAAGCAACGCCTGAAATAGCCGAATACGGTATGGTTGGCGAAGCAGTAATTGGCGTTGTTGAACCGTTGCCGTATAGATAGCCAGTTAGACCAGCAGTTTTTACTGCCGTCAAAGTGCTACCGTCTAGGTCTTGGTCACGGTACGCAACGCCAATCGGCTTTGTATCGCCCATTTATTTTTTCTTTGCTGTTTTAGCAGAGTTTTTAAAATCTTTAGCAGTTGGAGCGTTTTTGCTACCAACTTTATTCATCTTTTCACCAGAACCAGCTTTGATGCGTTCTTGTTTAGCATGAATGTTGGCATAAAGGCCATTTTTTGTTGCCATGATCAACACTTCCATCGTTGCATTGCTGCTTTTGCACGGCTACCCTTTTCAGACTTTTCTGCGATAGGAGCCATTCTTGCACAAAATGAATCTTTGCGACCTTGGTCTGCTTTGGTTTTTGGGTTTGGTGCTGGCGCTTTTAGATTGCTACCAGTTTCACGGTTGTACTTTTCGCGTCCTTTGGCGGTCAGTCCTGCACCCTTAGACACTGGGAGTTTTTCGCCTCGACCTACGCTTAGAGATACAGATTTTTTCATGCACCCATCCAACTTGTTGATACTGAACTGCCTTGAGAGTTTATGCGGTGAGTAGGTTCAGTGTACTCTCTGTGCGCTACAGGAAAGGCGAAAGTGACAGCGATAGCATCGGCCGCGTCTGGTGAAGCCAACCCTCGTGCTTTCATTTCCTTCTTTCCCTCTAAAAATATCGTGCCAGATGAATTGGGTTTCTTTGTTGGCCCAGTTAAATCAGCTTTTAGTTGACGATCTGACGGAATACTAGCAGATTTTAACCAGTTTCGCATGTCGTTCCACATTTCAGCGCGTTTGTTGCCAAATGCTTGCGACTGTTTTGCCTTGTTTCCAAAGTTAACACCACGCACTTTAAACCTTTGCTCTGTCAGTCGATCAAGAATGCCATAACCAAGACCGCCTTCGTCAATAACGGTGAGCGCAGGCTTGTATTCCTCTATTGCATCAATCACTCTACCGACAATTTCCATTGTGTCTTCGCCCTTATAGCGCTTAATGGCCACAATATCGCGCCCTTGTCTGACAGCAATGACAGTAGAGTCAGCGCCACCACGGGCAGGGTCTACTCCCACAATGGTAGGGGCGGTTAAGTCTTTCCACTTTTCCCTCTTCATTGCGTCATCCACAATCATGGGGCTTATGAACTGGTCTTCCCCTGCGGATGGGAACTCTCCGTAAACTTCGACCTTGGCTTGGCTAGAGTCTTCGCCATACTCGGAGATGATCTGTTGATAGACTGACTTGTCGGTGTCTTCCACCGTCCGAGCGTCCACAATCTTCGATGTCCAAAAGTCCCGTTTAGCATGGAAGCACTCAAAGAAGTAGCCCTCGTTCCTACGGGGGTTGGAGAAGGCAAACCAGTATCTGTCTGGAGTGTTCTCGGTAAAGAAGCCTGCCCCCACCTCCCAGATTGGGTTGGGGATACCGCTAGATTCGTCAAATATCAGCATCATGCCGTCTTGGTTGTGGACACCAGCGTAAGAGTCGGGGTTTTCTGCTGACCAGAGCTTGCCCTCACACGCCCAATACCTTGTGCCTTTTTTGAGATCGCGCTCGACTAGTTCTGTTAGCCATTGTGCGGGGACTAACTTTGTCGCTGAAATCTCCCACCAATGACTATTGATCAACATGGCCGCCCATTTAGTCAATTCTGCCCATGTGACCGAGCGCAATTGATTCTCTGAGTTAGCACTAACTACCACCGATCCACCAATACGGGTGGTGAGCATCCAAAGGATAAGCCAAGATACTAGGGCAGACTTGCCGATACCGCGCCCAGAGGAGACAGCCATGCGGATGGTGTCGTAATCAATTAAGCCTTTTTGTTTTTTGATGTGGGCGGTAATGTCTCGCAATACTTCCCGTTGCCATTTCCTCGGACCAGAGAAGTTAGCCAAAGGTGTATTCTTTTGTCCCCAAGGGAAGGCGAATAAGACAAAGGCTTCTGGATCGTCTGAGATGGTAGGAGACCAAAGCTCCACCATCAGTTTTTGTTCTTCTTCGCTCTTGTAAATTGGTAGTTGCATTTATTTAAACTGATATTAGAATGCTTAACTCGGAGGTCAAATATGAAAAAAGTAGTTGCATACTGCGGTTTTAATTTTTCTAATCAATCAGCTTATTTGCGGATGCCAGAAGCGTTTTGGAGCCAGACGGACGAGAAGCGCTTGGAAATTGTTAACCAGTTGATTGAAGAGTTGACCAAAGAAAAAGAGCATCTTGAATGCATCAGTCAACTTGATACCCAAGGTATCTAGCAATATTGTCAATTGCTTCCTGATCGAGCTTTTCACCTGTATGGCTTTTGAGCAGTGATGTGCGGATGTTGCTTAGTGTTTTGCCTTGCGCTTGGCGCTCTTTAAACAATTTAGGCATCATTAGGTAATCAGGCACACCAGTAACTTGCCCTTGTGCGTTTTGTAGCGATCCCATAACTTGGGCTGGTAATCCTGAGTTGTATGAGCCATGTTGGAAATTAGGCGTAACCATTTGTATATTTGGATTAACTTTTAACAGCGTGTGCGCCATGCCTGTTTCAGCGCCTGGTTCGCTCATCACTCTGTAAACATCTTGCCAACGAGGAAAGCCTTGCTTTTCCATCGCCGCGGTTGATCCAATTTCACCAATTGCTTTGCGGATATTGCCTGCGGTGTAATCGGCAGTGCCGTTAGCCATGATGTCCCGAATGTTTGGGCTATCAAGGCCAGGGAACTTTTTGTACGGGTAAGTAATTTCTTTGGTTACTGGGTTTTCTACTTTGGTGTTTCTAACCGCATCCCTAAACGAAGTCAGCGCTTCTCTGGATGGTTTTAAGGCATTCAAAGCGCCAACATAAGACTCAGCCACATGGTGCGAGAAATTAATGCCAGTAGGGGCTAGATTCATCTGCACCCCTACGGTGTCACCCAAATCGCTGAACTTATTCAAGTTGTTGATTTTTGATATTTGCGCTACATCATTGGAAGCGCCACCAATACCTTGTTGCAAATTCTCTTGGATGTACGGGTAGCGCCTACCGCCTTGGCGTTGGACAAACGCTGGGGTGGCATCCCTTAACCCTTGCGTCAACGGTATGCCTGCAATCTGGGTCACATTGCCACCAGTTGCAGAGGTATCCCAAAGAATAGGCACCGCATACTTGTTTAGCAACGCATTAGGAGATACGCCAATTTCTTGTGCGACATTCAAAGACGGTTGGACAATATCGCCAGTTCCAAACAATCTAGCTTGCTCTCGCCTCATAACGGCAGGGGTATCCAGAATTGATTTGTACTTTGTCAGCGCAGCCTTTTCCGCAGGCGAAAGCATCGCCTCGGTTTTGCCAGGGAACAGCGCATCCACCGCCTTCATGTTGCCGACACGCTCTGCCATAAACATGGGTTGCGGAGTAATAGCCCCCAACATGGTGTTTGGTCTCTCACCAAGTAGCGTAGCGTTAAATTCTTCGCCAGCATGTTTAGCCAAAGACTTACCAACCTTGCCACCAGCGAGCGCAGCTTGTCGGGCAAGTCTTGCTGATTGCAGTATCTCCGCAGGACTCAATGGCACAACAGCCCCGACATTCCCAGCCAGTTGACCAGCAGGCGAAGTAGGCGCTAATGGCAATGTCCGCATTAACTCTTGGCTACCGTAAGGGACTTGTTGCTGTGGCGCGTAGTCAGTCTGGCCATACATCTCCATTGGCATAGGAGACCTAAACATATTCAAAATGTCAGATGGTGTGCCTGCCGTAGTAGCCAACCTACCCCTCAAGAACTGTAGAGGCATCTCAGCAGACGCTTGGGGATCATTGAACTGACGATTACGTCTAAGTTGAGGGTAATACCCAAACGCCACGCCAAGAGCGTTAGAACCTTCTGGTGTCAATGCGTTGTTTACGGGCATGTCATCTCTTCTTGGTCATATGCTCTTTTAAAGAATCCAACAGTTCCAATTGGTGCTTAGAGTAACCCATAGCGTCATTGACCTCTTGAGGCCATTGATTGACCGTATATCCACGCAAAGCAGAATCGGTAGCGTTCTTGATAGCGTCTTTCTCCGAGCGCCCTTCTTTTAAGGTAGTCTCGTAATCTAAGGCTTCACGCTTTAAAACATCCAATTGCTGTGGAGTCCACATCTCTTGCAATCTCCCACTAACATGTTGTGCCATAGGATCAATGTGGAGAAGCTCCGCGGCCAAGTCATGGTGCGTGAAGGCATCTGGTCTGCGTATCTCAATCCCAACCCTATCCATAGGAATCATGGACGGACGGGTATCCTCGCCAAACGAGCCTGGCAACCCCGACTCCCCGACAGGCCAAGTCTCCGCATACCCATACCCCGTACCAGTAGTCACTATAGGATCATGTAACCCCACAAAGGGATACTCCTCCCTAGCTCTTCTAAGCAAATTTGTCGTGTAAGGGT